TTTATAATATAATAGGAACTCCCTATTTCAATGAGTTTCTGATTGATATCAATTCTTGATAACTTTGGTACCTGGTAGCATATACTAACTTAAGTGTCTGACTTCTCCCTAAATCATTTACGTCTTTTCCGTCTGGTAAAAACACCACCTTGACTTTTTTATATGCAACAAGCTTGAGAGCCAAGTTGATGGCATATTCTTTTGCGTCTGGGTCCAACAATATAATAAATCTTTCGCATTGGGATTTAAGTAACTCATTGACTTGGTACTGACTAATAGCTTTACCCATTGTGGCAATTGCTCTATCCTCAATTGTGAGAGCATTAAGTGCCCCTTCGCAAATGAATACCGACCGATACATCTCCAACGCATCATGATTAAAGATGATAAATTGTTTTCCCAAACCGGTGATGTCTTTGTCTGGGTTATTATATCTGGGCCCTTTGCCGATAACATTTCGAGCATTGTAATACCTAAGTTGTCCTCGATAATAAAACGGGATGATAAGGTACCCATATATTGAGCCGCTTGTTCCATAGCCGATACCGTATCTTGAAAACTTCTCGAGGCTAAATCCGCGTTTCTTGACATACCCTCGAATGCTTTTTGCAAGTTGGCTGTCTCCAAGCGAAATATTTCTAAATCCCTCAGGGAGATATACGGGCTTACTTTCGGCAAGTTCGATTTTCTCTTCCTTAAACTGTAGTTCATCAAATTGGCCATTGTTCAAAAAATTAATTAGTTCATGGTACTCAGTAAATCCTTCTATATCCATTATTAGTTGAGCAGGAGAAGGATGGGCATTACATCTAAAACAATTGGTTCTATACATAGAAAGGTTAACTCCCAACTTATGTTCTCTCCCACAATAGGGGCAAGTTGGTATACGCATCCAGCCATGCCTATAATCATAACCTCCTAATCGTTTAACGAAGTAAGTTCTTAGTCTAGATTTAAACTGGTTTGTTATTTTCATATCTTTTCTTCCCGCATATATTACAGTAATACTCTACATGACGTTTCTCATAATACTGGGCTTTCCTTCTCCCGCCTTTCTTAGAAAAAATTGCCCTACGAGGTCTCTGTTTAAACTCAGTCCAATGAACTGCTACCCATTCATGATAACCCAACTTACATCTAAATGTCTCCAGTAGTTCTTTCCCTTTTCTTAGAATCCGCATCCGGGTTAGTATTCTTTTTAAATTGTTCATCCAACTTACTACCATATACTTCATCATATTGTTTACGTTGTTCCCTTGTAAATTCCGTACATCTTTGCCTTTCGACATCGCATTTGAATAATGCTCTACCGGAAGGAAGACCATCCCTTTGTACTACTATCTCAGCTCGAAGAATATTATCTTTCTCTTCTTGCTCAGTAGAGTTAAGACCCATGATAACCTGGGCATTACGAACAATGGCAATTGAACCAGAGATATCATTCTCATCATACCGAGTAAGCCTATGCTTTTTACCTTCACGAGTAATGTGATGAGCAGTCCATATAATGTCTAAATGTAATTCCTCTGCCAGATTCTGAAGATCTACGTATACATTAGATATTCTTTCGAAATCTTCCCTATCCCCCGCTATTGATGCAAGTTTACCAGCGTAGTCAACCATAAGAACTTTAATATCGATTCCTTGATTACGAAGTTGAATTATCTTTTCCCTTATATAAGTGGTATTAGTAATCATCGCTGGTACACGCTCAACTACTAATTCAACTCCAAACCTTGCAAGTTTCCTTAAATGCTTTGCCTCAAGTTTATCATACTCACCAGAGTATAATTCCTTCTTAGTTTTATTGATACTGGATTGAATGAAACGGTCCATGATTTGTTCTTGACCATTTTCCGTATCAATATATAATACTGACTTCTTCATTCTGAGATAACCTCTTGCAAGGTTTACCATAAAGAAGGTTTTCTTTGCCTTGGGTTTATCAAGTATTACATTAACTGAATGCTCTGGATAACCTCCTGCATTAGTTAGTTCATTCAACTGCCTAAATGGGCAAGGTATAACTGAAGGTTCTGATTGTCTTCTAAACTGTCTCTCGGTAATATCCCGAATCATATATAAAGGTTCATCTTCTTTCTTAGGTTTACTTTTCTGAAGTACCTTTTCAATCTTCCTCGAATACTCTTCGTATTGTTCGAAGTTATCCAAATCGAAGGAATCATTTAAGTTCTTCATCTCAACATAAGTAGAGAACTGATATATCTTTTCTTTTATATAATCAGAATCCGATAGGGGTATATGATAGAGATTACTTATTAGTTTATTGATATTGGGTATATCATCTTTAGTTACCAAATCCACATAGGTTTTAGATTCTAGTAACTCTTTTAATACTTCCTTTAAGATATTCTCGGAGGGCATTCTGCCTTGCTTCTTAAAATATTTTGATATACCCTCGAAGATAAGGGAGTGTTCTATGAGAACCAGGTAATTGGATTTAATCCTTTTGAGTACTAATCCTCCTTCCTTATCTTTTAAAACAAACCTGAGTATCTCGAACTGAAACTCAGGAGAAAAACTGAACTTGATGTTGTCTTTAAATTTCTTCATATCTATATTGCAATATTATATAAACTAATAGATTTTGATAGTACCGAGATAGTTCTAAGTATGTTGACATCTATCTAGAAACTACTAATCCACTACCTTAAGCTCCCGAATATTTAATATTATTATTTTATATAAGAAAAAATACTTATATTTGCATAACGAATATTTAAAAACATGGGAAAAAGTAAAGGAAATAACGGTTCAGAGCTTCATCGATTAAAACCTATGCAAGAATATGATGAAGCTACTTTCAACAGACTTTATAAAGTTTGTAAGCCAGTAATTAGAAACCTTACCAGACAGATTGATTATAAACGGTTTAATCTTACACCGGATATTATCCAATCTTATTTCTGGGATAAGATGTTATTTGTTTTCAACAAATACTATGGTGAATGTACTGAAGAACATCTTAAAGCAAGAATCCTTGCATCACTTAGTACATTCAAAAATAAATTGCTTCGTTCTGCATACGGAGAACAGGCAGAGTATAATCAAAGCCTCTTTAAACTCGATGACTTATTCGATAATGATAAAGAATTAGAGGATGATACCGAAGAAGAGAAAGCTAAATCAGAAATGCTTGATATGATGTATACTTATATGAAGGATAAGCTTTCTCCAGATGCCTATCTTTTGTTTGAGGTATTAATTACTCCTCCCCCTTTTATCAAGGAAAGGCTTGAAAATAGTACTCGAATAACTAATATAATGCTTATCGAATTTTTCGAAATGCCTAAGACTAAGGAATCTATGAGATATATCTCGGAACTTAGACAAGATATACAATATTGGGAAGACCGAGCTAAAGAAGAACTTAAGTATTAACACAAAAGAAAAGGGGCGTTTCCCAACGCCCCCATCCCTAATTGATTTTTACTACGCAAAACACAGATTGTAAACAAATGTTTACTCTTAAACAATACAAATAATACACATGAGTTTTAATACTACTAAATAACTAATAACAACTTTATGATGATACTTTTTGGATATATCGTAATGTAATAGTCGGTGGCAATTTCTCAATATCCAAAGTTTCTACCGAAGTTTCTTGTAAGAAAGATTCCCCTAATAGGTTCCAGCTTACTACGATAGCACCATCTTGAATACCCTTGGTAGGAGTTCCTCTACCGAAATCTCCATTCAATCCCGTCTCCCTATTAAAGAAAGATTGAGGACGAACGTTCTCCCAGTTATTGGCATTATCTTGTTTACCTTTAGATACACCAAGAGCATGCCTATGCTTAGGAAGGTCATCACCTTTAATAGAGATTAAGAAATTACCCTTAGTTGGTGTATAGTAATCTCCAACATTCTGTAACATTACTTCATCCCCAATTTGAACACCTCCAGCTTGGTAACCAATAACTATTCTACCAGCTGCCTTAGTATATTCTGCCCAACCATTGGGTATTACATCGGTTTCCCAAAGAATAATAGAACCGATTGGTAAGTTAGCAGTACTCAGAGATTCAGAGAATTCTTTTCTGATAGCCTCAATTTGACTATCAATGTATTGCTTGATATTTAACTTAGTACCTGATTCATCTACTACTGGAAAGCCTGAATTTACTTGTTCTAATCTTTTCACTGATTCCTTCATCATACTCTGGGCAGCAGTAGTATAAGGGATTTCTTGGAACTTACCTTGATAAGGTACAATAGCAAAGTTCTCATTTCGTTTGGTCATTGCATCAGTACCCTTACCATATACTCCGATAAGAACAACGGAAGTTTTATTATTAGAGTAATAAGGGCAAGCACTCTCTACCATCTCTAGAAGATTGCTATAGGTCATATCGTAATTAGAATATACATCATTATTAATGATATCCGGTGTACGATTCTCTTCGGCAATCGGATAATAAATATCCAGAGACTTTTTAAACAAGGTGTAGAAGCTTTCGGAGGATTCATTCCAATAAGCTACAAAGTCTACTGGATTATCTACTGGTTCAGAAATAGTAGTATGTACTGCAAAGAGTAATACTTCTTCTGTTGAACCTTGGGTACCTTGGATGTTCTCAATAGTAATCGTTTGTTCATCGGATATAAATACATACCCATCTCTTGAAATACATCCAAAGTTCACGTCTGGCAATTCCCCATCTTCTGAAGCCTTTGCCATATACCTTGCCATAATCCTATCCTTGATTACATTGGCATACTTACTTCCAGCAACTCCCTGAGGAGATACCACTAACTTGTTACCATTTATGGTAGCTGAGCCAAATCCACAGAATGGTCCTAAACCAGAAGGAGCAGCAATTGCCTCTGCTGCTTCCTTTGATTTAATAATACCTTCATACTTAAAGTACGTCTTCATTGTCCTTAGTATTTTTAAATTGATTCTTTTGTTCTGACATATCCTTAAATGCTTCACCTACATCCTTGAACTTTAAGGTTAACAATTTAAAGAGTATTCTCCATATACTATGCCGTTTCTTAATACCATGTATTTCACAGATGTGTCCATATATACTATCTACTTCGAAACAGTAGCATATTACCATAACCGTTATTGATACCACTATTGGGTTCATCCCATAGGGTTCTCCAATAGCTTTACCAAGTACAGCACCAAGTAGAACATAGCAGATATAATCTACTATCTTGTTTAGAGTTCTTCTTCCAGCTCTAGATTTTCGAATTTCGATTTTCTGTAACCTACTTACAGATAACCCAAACCATAAATCTGATAGGATTAGAATTATTGCAAGGATTATCATCCATCTCAAATTATACAATATTTGTGTACACTCTCCCAATATACCCACAGTGAATGTCTTGAATAAAGACTGAGCTGTGGTTTCTGTTATTCTATCGATTGTTGAATTTATCATTGTTCTACTATTTGCCAAGATTGATTACTGTAAGTTGTAATGGTAAATGTTTTCTCTGAGAGGTCATCATGTTCCCATTCTAACTTTTGAGGACTAACACTTAAAAGGTCTGCATCTACTACGGTGAACTTAGTTCTCTTCGAAGTATCTACCACTGATTCGAATATATACTCTCCAGCTTGTGCAGTTACAAATTCATAACCAGCACCACCTGCGTCATAAGTAGTTACTTTACCAACTTCCCTTATTCGACTATCGAAGTCAGGTTTATTAGAAGTACACTTGATTAAAGTAGATACTTGTTTAACATTCCCCTTTAGTTCTGCATAAGCGGGAGTACAAGAAATCTCGATGATTGTAGGATAATCTTCCAGTATTACTTGACATCTTAATGAAGAACCATCATCCGCTACAAAGGTATAAGTCCCAGCCTTGGTAAGAACAATTTCCTTATCAAGGTTATAGGTTTCCCCGTTCTCATCACAGGTAGCAGTACCACTTACATTGACCCTATTTTTCATTTCCTCAAGATGGAACTTACAAGCAGACTTCTCATCCAGTAATTGGTATACTGCATAAGTATCATCTATCTGGTCTTCTGGTAATGCCCAGTTGGGTTCTTTCCAATGACTGTCTGTAGCATCCGAAGGTACTATCTTTAATTTATTCTGATATACTACTAGAGAATTATTAACTACCAGCGTAGTCTTAGCAGTAGGGTAAGCTACAGACTGGAAGGTATAAGTCCCTGCCCTATTTGCAGTATATACATAACCATTCTGAGCATTAAAGGTTTCCCCAGTTTCAATTACCCTTACTCTGTAATCATCCCCATTACCAGAAATACGTTGTATCTTTACTGTAGCTTTTGCAGAGCCATTGAATAATGTGACTGTTGGTGGGCTAACAGTAATTCGATATACTGCAGTCTTACCAGATACTACTTCGAATATACCTACACCTTCATCGGTTTCCCTTTTATCCAGTGTACATTTAAACTTATAAGTACCATGACTATTAGCAGTAAACTTATCACCGTTCTTAAACAACTTAGTATCACCAATTAGCCTACAATATAGTTCACCAGTAA